TCGCCGCCGGCAGGGAATATATATGCTATACCCGGATTTGTAGTAGTTACTGTATTAGTTTCATCTGTAAAGCTTTGTGGTATTTCAACAATTGGAGATGTACCAAAAGTTCTGATTAAACCAGTTTCAGCGATTTCTTGAATGTGTTTTGGATTATAAACTGGAGTAGCAGCACCAGTGCCGCCTGAACCAACTGAAATTGGGTGTCCGATAATAGAAGGACCCATATCAGCAATAAACTCTGGTGGTGCAAATATAACGGCTTTTCCGCCACCATATGTTTTTGCTATTGTTTCTAATTTTCTCATTTCAGCCTCATCAAAAGCTGTTCCTGAGAATGTATTAGCTGCTGGACGCTTAATATTGTTTGTAGATGCAATTAAGGCTTTTTGAAGTTCACCAAAGATAGCTTCTTGAATACCTTCAAGAATTATATCAATAACCTCATTTAAATCCTCTCTTCCCATCATTACCTGATAGAAATCAACTCTACCTGCACCACCTATAGCATATGTTGAAACTTCAAATTCTGAGTTATCTAGTCTGAAAGTGTCATACATACCGTTTAAAGCAACTCTAGTAATGAACTGTTTTGCTCTTTGACGCCCTTTTCTAATTTTATATATTTTCTTCTGTTCGTCAGGGACTTGATCTACATCCGCAAACGCCATAAAGTAATTTTCAAAGTATGGTACAAATATTTCGTTATATACCTCAGTTACCATTTCATAAATGGTAAAACGATTTTTCTCAAACCCATAAGGAACACCAGTTAGTTCCTTTATTTGATTTCTCAAAGTTGTTTTTACATCTTCGGAAGTATATTTAGTTATTCCATCCTTAGTTGTTGTTTCGTAGCCTTGTGAAAACAAGCTGCGTTTTGCTAATTCTTTTAATATTGACATTCTTTTATACCTCCTTATTAAACTTCAATAAAGATAACTTCAAATGCTAAACTTCCATCGGCATTTGTTGTCGCTTTAGTTATTTTTCCTAATATTCCACCTAATAAAGTAGCTGTAGTTGGATCTACTCCTATTACTAATCTACCTTTAGAACCATTTAAAAGTCCACAGTATACTGGAGTTCCAGATTCTAATGCTGTTGCAACATCTCCCCAAACTATTGAAGCTTCATTATCTGTATTAGTAGTCGTGAATATTGCTGCGGCATCATCATACATAAACACATTTGTACAGATTTTTCCAGATTTATTAATCATACCAATTCTTGGTCCAAATCCGAATTCTGTACCTTGAGCAAAATTATTTCTACCTTGTTTAAATTGATTATATAGAATTTCTGTTGAATAATTTAAACCAATAAGATCTCCATTTGCCTCTGTTGTTGTTGTTGGAACACTAGCTGTTTTTGTAGTTGCATCAACTGCTAACCACATTCCCACTTCACAAGGAATTTTTCCATCTAATATTTCACTAGCCGCAGGTGGTATATTGGTTACGAAAACGTCTCCATCCAATTCTGCGTTGGCTACTATTTCTCCAGTAGCGGAGAAGCTAGTACGAGATAATTCTAACTGTCCATAGCCGTCGATTTTAAAAAGTTGTAATGCCATTTTAATTGTCCTCCCTTATTTTATTTCTTATATTTATTTAAAACTTGTGCTATTGGATCTTGAGTTTCTCCAAGATCAGCCTTTGGAAAAATTGATGTTTTTGAATTTTTGAATGAGTATGCACATAGTGAATTATCTAATTCTTCTATAGAATAATCTAATTTATCTTTAACAAACTCATCAACAGCCTCTTTTCCCAATATCGCATAGAAACTTTCTAAAATCTCTTCTTTCTTTGAAGCTTCGTATTTTGTTGTTTCTTCAGCAAGTTTTGCCTTCATACTTTCGTATTCTGTTTTAATGGTTTCACTTTCAGAAATTTTTGTTTCATAGTTAGTGATTTTTACTTCATATTCCGCTATTTTAGCATCATAATCAGCAATTTTTGTTTCATACTCTGTAATTTTATCAGTATACTCTGTTTCTCTAACTATATATTCTGTAATTTTTGTAGTGTATTCAGCAACTACTTTTTCATAATCTGTAATTGAGGCTTTTAACTCAGCAACTTCTGTTTCATATTGGGCAATTTTACCCTCTTGAACTTCTATTTTTGCCAAGTTTTTTATTGCATCAGCTTCATATTGAGCTAATTTTATGTTAGCTGCCGCCAGTTCTTTCTCTATTGACATTTTCTCTTCCTCCATTTTTGTTTTATCGTCTTGATTTAATTCATAAAGTAACTCTTCATAAAAAAGAGAACTTTTATAAGCCGGTGTTCTTTCATCGCCTAGGACCTGCAAAGCTTTAAATTCAGCTTTTGAAAATACAAATAAGATTTCATTATTGATAATCTGCCAATCACCATCAAATGTTTTTTCATCTATTTCTAGACTTTGTTGTTTACCACAAACTTGTTCTCCTATTTCTGGGTAAATACCAGTAAAAATGTATACGTCTGAAGTATAGTATTCTCTTATTATCCCATCTTCTTCAATTGTTTCCATAGAAACATTTGGATTTTCTGGAACAATACCTATAATTATTTCTTTATGAACATATTTTGTATGTCCTTCAAAATCTTCTTTAGAATAATTATATTCACATTTTATCGGAGTGTATGGTAAAGAGGCTATCATTTGTTGTGCAACCTCTTCTGTTATAAATGTGCCTTTTGTGCTCTTACCTTTATAAAAAATTCTTACGCGTCCTTTTGAAAGTTTATTGGAAATTTTCTCAAACCCATCGGCCTCATTATTTAAAAAAATTTCCACTTTTAATTCTGGTGTTTTTATTCAAATCACCTCCTTTAAGTTTCTATTTTATTCTTCTGTTTCTTCAACTACTTTTTCGCTATCATCTTCTTTTGGTTGAATTGGCTCATCTGTTTTTGCCGCCGCATTCTGTCCAACCTTGCCGCTCATAGTGTGTGAGCTTTGAAGTGGAATTAGCTCTTTTTGTAAATTTAATACTCCATTTTCCAAAGATTTCAGATTAATTAAATTATCTTGATTTAATCCAGTTGTTAAGAGCGGCGTTAAGAAACTATATCCAAGTGTTGCTAAGCGTGTTGCATTATCACCATAGGATTTATAATTATAATGTGAAATTGGTAGAAAAGTAAAATTAAAAAACACGGCTTTACCACCATATTTCATATTTAACATATGTGTAAAATAAATACTCATTCTGTCAGCTAAAATCATCATTAAAGATAATTCATTTTCAATAGCTAATTCTAAACCTAGTTTTGATGTTGGTTTAAAATACTCCTTAGTTATACCAGAAGTTTCATAAACAATATCCAATGCCTCAGGAACGGTTGTTTTTCCATTTCCTTCACTTTCAGTAGATAGCATCTTTGTTTCGGCGTAAGTTGTTAATGTATCTAGATTTTTAACATCTCGTAGCATGGTTTCCTTTGCCTTTTGATACACTTTAGCCTCCGCCGGCTCAAGGATAAACTCGTCATTCTTCTTTAATCCTATTTCACTTACCAATATTTTAGATAGCATTTGCCAATTTCGCTCTTTGTCAATTTCTTTATATTCGCTTAAACCTAAGAGGTCTGGTATTACTCCAAGAAGAAAAGGTTTTTCTCTTATTAAATTGAAATATATTCCCATTCCCGACGGCAAAAACAACCAAGAATCAATTTTACCACCGAGGTAAGATTTGTATGCTTTTTGCACAATTTTTGGATAAGATTTTAAAATTTGTTCTCTTAGTTCTACATCTCTAATTTTATCAAAAAATTGTAAATTAAATTCGACAACATCTAAATTGTCTTCATCTCTCCATCTAGTTCTACAGTATTCAAATGGTAGATCTTGTATAATAATTTTATCCGCCTGTTCAATTTTCATTCCATAGTAACCACCAGAAATTAAAACCTCTAGTGCAAAATGTGTACATCTAGATTTAAAATTAAAGTCTGAACAAAACTTTGAAGCTGTTAAATATACTTTTTCTATTTTTTTATCTGATAATTTCTTGCCCGCCGGAGGACTTGGGATTAACAACCAACTATACATTAGCAAACTTGCTAAGTGTACAATTAAATTCTGATAAACCGTATTGTTATTAAAGAAATATCTTGATAAAACAGCTTTATCATTTGAAGAACCATTTTCAATAATGCTAATAATTTCTTCATCTGTGTAAGTCTTTGATGCACTAGAGCTTTCCCTACTTCTAATTTTCCCTTGATATGCCGAATCTTGCCTTGGATAAAGGGCGGCGAACTCTTTCGCAAACTTTGTTAATTTATCGGTATTGTTAGTAAATGTCAAATTTTTCACCTCCCTTTATTTTTAATTATTTTAATTGTCGGAATTATATTTTTACAAAATACAAATCTTATTTTGAACAAGAATAAATTCAATTGAAAAACCTTCATTGAAAAGATTATCTCCTTTTCTTTTTGCTACTACTAAACATAAAGAAATTTTCTTTACACAATCCTCTATTTCTTCGCCTCTTTATGTGTTCTTCTTCTAACTCAGTCATTCTAAAAATACCCATAGCCAATGCTGAAAGCTTGTCTTTTGTTTTTCTTTTATTTATCTGCTCCAACTCCATTTTATCTAGTGTTGAAGTAGGTTTTAATTTCATGTTTAGTATTTCATTAATTAGTTGAGACGTCATTTCATGCGGCATTAATCGTTTTATTCTATCTTGCGGCGACATTTTTTGTCCAACTTTAGTAGCTAATAATTTTGTTTTAGCGTCTAGTTCTGAAATTAAAAATTTTAATTTACCAGAATCTATAGTTATGTATAGTTTAGCATACATTTTAGAGTTTAAGTCTTTAGTTGCCTTAAAGCTAACTAAAATTTGTGGGGCGTCCTTTGGTTGTATCCTCTTGTATTTATCATCATTTTTGAATCCGTACGCCGGTAACCAAGTGTTTGTATTTGGGTCAAACGTTGGTTTTATCATTTCGTCGGCGAGTCCTACTCCTAACCCATTGGTATCAATAACTACCTCAAAAGGATTAAAATCCCTTATAAGTTGTTTTAAATGTAAAGCTTGAACAGAAAATTGTTTTGTTTCTTCTGTTTTTCCTAATACAAAAATATTTGGGAGAGCAGCTTTAAATCCATCGTCCCTAGGATTCACTTTAATTGGAGCACAAACAGTTTGGCATCCAATTCTAGCAACGTCTACACTAAAAATGTAATATCCTTTTGAGTCATTTATAATCTTTTCCTTCAACTCTGGATTACACAAGGTTCTGTGTCGTTCAATTTTTTCAAATTTAACCCAAGAGTCTTTTGTAGTACCTTGCCATAGAGACAAATACTCTGATGCGAAAGACGCTTCTGAGAATGTTTTTGAAGCTTTTATTTCATTTAGATAGTCTCTTGATAAAACGCCGGCTATTAGTGGGACTTTATAGGAACACCCCATTACCGAGTATCGTCTAGGATTTAATATTGCAAACCCTAATAATTCAATTAGTTTGTCATATGCGAAAGAATTTCTTGCACCTGCCGAAGTCATCCAAAATTGACATTGTTGTGGTTCGTATGGGTTTATTGTTCCATTTTTCATTTGTCTTGGAACATTCATTAATGGTAGAACTATATTATTTATTGAGTCAGCATCGTGATCCATTTATACCCTCGGTTTCCCGATATTTATTAGGGGATTAGACTATACCATCCTATTTATAAAATAGGTCACTATTATAGTTAAATATCTTTTGGTAAAAAATTAATTTTCTTTATTTTGTACTTTAAATCTATTTTATGATACATGGAGGGAAAATTATATTGAATTACTGGTGCCACAATCTCTAAAAATTTAATTGTATTTCCTGTATTGCACCATAATCTTGGCTTTTGATGATCTACAGTTAAATGAAATTCAACCTTAAATTTATTTTTTAAATGAGATTGTAGCATTTTTGCCTCATCCAATGTAAAAGATTGAATATTTAAGTGAATTTCTCTTGATTTATAATTTCCCGGATACTTAGGGTCTTTTTTTAATCCTAAGCAACCATAATCCATATACATAATAGCTAAAGTAATTTCATCAAAACGATTTAAAATACTTTTTATTAATTTCTTTTTTCCATTTATATATATATTATAATATAAATGTTTCAATCTTTCGTTATTATAATAGGCATAACGATAAGTAAAATTTTTATTATCTATGCTAGTTCTTAATGAAGTGGGTTTTAAATATTTTGAGATAAAATTTACTTTTTCATCAACATAGCTTGATTGATTTCCGCTATGTCTAATATATAAATATTTTTCTCCATTCATTGAACCATCAAATAAAATCATACCTATTAAAGCACTATTTAATTTATGTGAATTATTAATTTTTACCATATTATACCTCCTGTGCTAAAAGCAATACGAGTTTTAGATATTTATTAGTCGTTGAACGTCTCTCCTTTAAGGAGATTTCGCTGCGTTTGATTGTCCAATCTTTGATGATGTTACCATACCGATTCCGTTACTAATCGCCGCAATAATATTGCTATCATTGTTTGGTTATCAAAGCTCTAAGGACTTCCCCGTCAGTTTAAGTGATTTTAAGTCCGCATATCACGCATTTTTTATATATTTATCATTTAAATTAGTATAACAAGATATTGGTATTTTTTTATTACTATATTGAGCTAAATCCCACTTTTTAAAGTAGTAATTACCAACATTTAAAATTTGTTGTTCAGACATTTTTGAGTATTTAAGTTTAGCTTCGTCTCTGCCATTTCCAGTCATTAAATGAAAAATAAAACCTTTTGATAAATTAAAATGTTTTAAAATTAAATTTTCAATACCTCTACCATAGGAAGAAACAACACACATTATTTTTAAAGTTTCCAATTCATTAAGTGTCTTTCTAATTGGCTTAGGTGGATTATTTACTATATCTAATTTTTCTTCAAAGTTTTTTATTATATTCTCTTTAACTTTAGGCGAAAGAGAATAAGATTCATATCTAAAAACTTCATAGCTTTTATTATTAACAATATGGGAAACTATGCTACTATCAATTCCCAAATATTTAGCTGTTCTATTCATTAATCCCTTATGTTTTCTATTTCCAAAATAAATAAAACAGAACTGCTCAAAGGAAATCTTTCCTCTGGTGTTTCCTCCTGTGCCGCCAGTTGTGAGATTATAACCATTGTTAATACTATCATAATGCTTTATATAATAAATCTCTTTTTCATCTAATTCTTCTTTCGTTATATTTGAATACTCCATTTTCTCAAAATAAAAATTTTCAGTACCATAGTAATTGTATTTATATTGAAGTTTTTTATTTGGGTGAGTTCCATTCTCTAGCTTTGTTAAATGCTCTCCTTTTCTGCGGATATAATTAGTCGTCTGCCCAACATATCTTTCTCCTGTTATTTTATTAATAATAAAATAAATATATTTCATATGTATATACGGACCTCATCTATAAGA